TCTTGTTGCAAATACTGCCCCATTTAGAGAAATTAAATATCCAGCTCGTATGCCTATTGGTTCACACAATTCTCGTAGATCCCTGCGGTGGTCACGATTTTATATTCCTGAACCTCAAGCTCCTTTATCAGCTGAAACTATAATAATGTATATCAATGATATAAAAGCTTTTTCTGAATCTTTTGTTTCTTATCTCAATGCAGGAGAAGTAATTGCATCATACACCATTGAAGCTGATGACGGTTTAACTATTACTACAAGTGCTAATGCTACCCCTCTTATAACATATACTATTCAAGCAGATGGACTAACTTCTGGGGGTTCAATTACTTTACGTCAAGTGAAAATAGTTGCCACTACTTCAATATATACAACAAGAGCTGTAGGTACTGTCACAGTTATTGGAAACGTTTATAGAATAGTTGCACAAAATACTCTTGATTTTACAACCATTGGTGCTGCTGATAACAATGCAGGTACAACTTTCACAGCTGATGCAATTGATACTCTTGGTGTTGGTGATGAATTATTAGAAATTACTTCTAGAGTAGAAACACGTATCATAAATTTTAGTTTATTGGATTCTGAAATATAAGGAGTTTAAAATGTCAAACACAATTAAAGTAACCAATCGAACTATTGAAGTAAGTGCAATTGATGCAAATTACATGATGGATACTAAAATCAATGTAGATTCTGTTATTTTTATTCCTGGAGCTCTTGATGATGTTGTTGACATTGTTGAAAGCAGTGTTGAAGCAGCTGATCCGGCAAAAGTTCAATTAAAATCTGGTGATGGAGAACCAAGAGGATGGACATTTGGTAATCAACGATTACGACTTGGTTTTGTTTTTGCAAATGGAACTTTTACTCAAGGATCAAAAGTAATATTTAACATTGGTGAAAGGAAATACTAATGGGCATGCTAGGGAGTGAATTAGTTGTAGCACCGAATGATATTACTAATCCTTGGTGGACTTTAGCAAAATTAGATAATTCAACAGCTAATACTATGGTTGCTAATGCTCAAAATGCTTCTCATGATTGTAGAAGACAAGATTTAATTGTTGCAAATAAAACTTTTTTCATGTCTGCAAAAGTAAAAAAAGGAGATGTAAATCTTGTTTTCTTTTCTTTTACTGAAGGTGTAAATAGAACCGATACTTGGTTTAATCTATCTACTGGGACAATAGCAACTAATACCAATGATTTTGCAGTAATAGAAGGTCCTGATACAGATGGATTTTATACTGTTTCAATAAGAAGAACTTTTACCATAGTTGGAGTACCAAATATTATATTATTTGGACCAACAAAATTTGATAATGATTTTACTTATGTAGGTGATAATGTTACTGTTAGTACTCATATTAAAAACATATCTTTTAGAGAACTTCTTACACAAACTGGTATAATGAGTATGTGTATGGGTCTTACAACTCATTAAAAACAGGGGAAAATTAAGTGCCTGCTTTACCAATAACATTAATTAAGGGAGATAAACATGGTTCTGAAGTGGACTATCGTGATAATCTTCCAGTTAATATGTATGCAGTTGATAAAGAGATATTTGGGGTTAAAGGTTATCTCTTAAATTATCCTGGACTTACTTCTTTTGGTATAGGTACTGGAATTGATCGTGGTGGTATTTATAATGAAAGATTTGGTAATCATTACCGGGTATCAGGAACAAAATTAATATCTGTGTCAACTATTGGAGTAACAGTAGAACTCGGTAATATAACAGGAGCAAGACAAGCTGCAATGCCTTATTCATTCAATACTCAAGCCATTATTACTGATGGTAAAATGTGGTTATATGATGGTACTATATTTTTAAAAATTACGGATAGTGATTTAGGTAATCCAATAGACGGTATTTGGATTAATGGATATTATTTTTTAACTGATGGTGAATACATTTACCATACTGATATAACTGATGAAACAGCTATCGATCCATTAAAATTTGCAACAGCTGAATTTATGCCTGATCCTTCCTTAGGTTTATTAAAAACACAAGATAACAAAGTTGTTGTATTTGGTAGATATACAACTGAATACTTTGTTGACATAGCACAAGCAAATTTTGCTTTTACAAGAATTGAATCAAGAGCTCAGAAAATTGGTATTGTGGCTACTCATGCAAAATGTGAATTGGGTGGAGTCTTTTATATAACTGGCGGTTATAAAGAAGAAAGTGTTGGAGTGTACAAAATATTAGCTAATAGTGCCAGTAAAATATCAACAAGAGAAATTGATAAAATATTGGCTGAATATACTGAACTACAATTAACAGATATGAGAATGGAAACTCGTTTTAATGATGATGTAACTTTTATCATTATTCATCTTCCAAATGAAACATTATGTTTTAATGAAAAAATTGCTAGGAGTTCTGGTATTTTAGCTGCTTGGTCAATTTTAAAAACAGATATTCTTGGTGATACACCATACAGAGGTATAAATGGTATATTTGATCCAAGAATTGCAAAATGGATATGTGGTGATAGAGAAAATGCAAATTTAGGAATCATAGATGAAACAGTTGCAACCCATTATGATAGTATTATTGAATGGATATTATACACACCTTTTATCAATATTGAAACTGCTTCTATAGATGAACTTTCAATTGAAACAATTCCAGGTTTTACAATTGTCGGAGATGCTACTGTTGCATTATCATTAACATATGATGGTATTATTTATGGGGATGAAATATGGATGCAATATGGTTTATCAAATGATTATAATAAGAATTTTATAATTCGACGACTTGGGTATGTAAGTGATTTTGTTGGATTTAAATTTCGGGGTGTTTCAGAATCAAAAATGGCTTTTTCACTTATGAAAATAGAGTTTTCCTGATGTCTGAAAATTTACATTTACCTAATATTCCAGTTTCTCCTATGTTTATAGGAGACGATAGAGTAATGACTATTGAATGGCAGGAATTTTTTAGAATTCTAGCTGATAGAGTCGGAATTTCTGCACCTACTGTTAATGAAACAGATATATCTGGTGTTGCTGAATTATATTCAACACCGATAGAATTTAATAAACGAATTGATAATCTTGAACAAATCATTAATTCTTTATCGCCAATTAAATCATATGATAAAGAAATTGCAATTTTAAGACAGTTAATTTTAGCAATTTCTGAACCCAAATCAGTAATAAAAGGACCATTTTCCTCAACTGATAATGCTGTTGCTAGATGGGATGGAATAAGTGGAAATGCTTTACAAAATAGTGGAGTCATTATTGATGATAGTGATAATATAACCGTCCCTTCATTAACAGCAAGTCAATTAGTTAAAACAGACGTAAATAAAGTATTAACAAGCACTATAGGAACAGTACAAGTTCCTATTGTTATGGATATGTTTGATGCAGTTCCTACTCGCGCAAGTGAGTCAAATTGGCATGGTGGTATACTTTCTTTAGCAGTAGGACAACCTCTTGACTCAGTTCCCACTGATCTTCCTGTAACTAAAGGACATGGTAAGATAATAATTGTAGTTAATGCTGGAGCTGATTTAGTTGGTGATATTACTGTAACCGGGGATACTGTTGATAGGAATACTGGGGTTATTACACCTGGTGATACAGATACTATTACTGTAGATGCCTTAACTATAGATAATTCTTCTGTAGATGCTAATGGTAACACAGTTCATGTATTTATTGGTGCATATATAACATCGAAATGGTTCACTGGAAGTGTAGTCCTTTCAACAGTAAACTTAACTTTATCTGATGTAGATGTATATCATTGCAGTTTTGAGCAATCAAATGATAGTCCTAATCTAGTAATTAACACTTTTGATGCTAATATCTTTACAACCAATGTATCTGGTGAATTTGATGCTTATTTATTCACAGTACATGTGACTGGGGATAAATGTAATGTTGATAATGAAGCTGAACTTCATGTTGGTACAATTGGAGAAACCGCGATTGCGGATAAATATTGGAGACTTCGACAAGGAAATATTGATGAAGATCTTAATGGATTAACAGATGGATTTTTTGTCGATGTGTTTTATACGGGTACACCAATAGGAGTTGAAGATGTAACAGTTTCAGTATGGTTAACTAAAACTATAACAGTGGAGTTATCATAATGACATTAGGAACTAAATCTTATTATGAGACTATTATTCAGCAAGCGAGAATTCAATTCTTTGATGATGCAATCCTTATCAACGAATGGATAGCTGATGATAATGGTGGGATACCAAGAATTACAGTTCCTACTTCCCCAGGAAATGTAGTCTATAGAACACAATGGATAGATGCAGTAATGAATATACGTAATTGGGTTACAGGTATACCATTAGCTAGTATAATATATCCAATCACAAAGGTATTACAAGATTTTGATCATAATGTAAATAAAATTGGGGATATTATAACATATAATTATATTGTTGATGATATTAATGATGTAAGTTATATATTACGAGAAATATCTTATAACAGAGGATCAGATCAAATTACATTAGCTCCACGACTTGTTGCTTCTACAATTTTTTGGGTGGATTACTTAAATCAGTTACTCACTTTAATCGAATATGATCGTATTATAAATGACTTTTATAAAAATGGATATGGTACATAAAAAGGAGAAATCATGCCAGTATCACTCAGGAATGTTTATATTGCTCAACCAGGAGTAACTGATACTACTTTATATACTGTTCTTGCAAATACAACAGCTAGAATTCTTAAATGTACAATTACTAATGATACTACTACAGCAGTTACTATTTCATTTAATAAAGTTCCTTCTGGTGATGCAGTTGGTGTTGATAATTTGATTATGAATCTTAAGCCAATTGGCAATAAAGAAACTTATGAATGTCCTGAAGTAGTTGGTCAAGTATTAAATGCTGGAGATTTATTAAGTGCAATTGCCAGTGTAGCAAGTCAATTAACTGTTAGTTTAGACGTTGTTGAGATTGTATAATGGATGATATAACACTTTTTACTGAACATTTATTATTGAAAAAAATAGAAAACGTAATGCTTGAAAAAGAGCAATATGAGGTTCCTGTTGAGCATATATTTTCAGGTGGAGTTTACATACGACAAGTTTTCAACCCCAAAGGAAGTCTTATTATGGGGAAACGCCATAGACATGAAACTTGTAATATTCTACTTTCTGGTGAATTGTCTATATACATGGGTAAAGATATTCCTGTGAATAAGATTAAAGGTCCATTTTTATTTACTTCCAAACCAAATACAAAAAAATTCATCTATTGTCATGAAGATGCTATATTTATAACAATACATCCAACAAATGAAACTGATTTAGAAAAAATAGAAAAGGAATTTATAATCTCTGAAGAAGAATATGAATTACTTATAAAAGGAGAAAAATCATGACTTGGGTAGCAGCAGCAGTATTTGGGGGAGGAGCTCTTATAGCAGGTGCTACATATCTTACTGGTAAAGATGCAGCAGATGCAGCAAAAGAAGCTTCAAAAGTACAAGCTGGATCTGAACA